AATAAAAAGGATATATAGATGATAAATAGAGGGTTTGTAGGGGTAGTAACAGGAATTTACAACTCTATCCTATATGTAATATTAATTTATAAAATAGAATTATAAATTACCCCTACAGCCCCTACTATCCTATCTAATATTATTAAATATTAATTATAATTGTTATATATATATCCTTTTATAAATCTATAAAATTCATTTATTTTTAGTAGATCTTAATAAAAGTAGGTATAATTTTTCTTATTATATCAAATATATTTAAAATAACGGCCATTTAATCTTAAAAAATCCTAAATATTTTGATTATTTTTATGATTTTATTGATTTTAAACTAGTTTTTTTTCATAAAATCATAAATATTTTGATTATTTTTATGAAAAATTAATGATTTTTTTAAAATATTTGAAGATTATAATAATAAGAAAAATAAGAAAACTTATTAATAAATTTTAAACATCAGCTTCTTTAAGAACTCGAGGACTTGGTTGCGGGCTAGGTTGTGGAGTTGAATTTGGTGGAATATAAATACTCGGTTGTGGCGTCCTAGTCTCGCAATTTAAGCAGGCACAGCAACTAGACTTTTTAATGGACTTACTAAAGACTCCTAAAAATACGCCAAGAGATGTGATTATTGATATAATCGCTATAGTTTCCATATATTATAAATAAATATAAAATATATTATTATATTATATAATGTCATTAATAGGTAGTGTCGGTTTAACAGATAATCAAAACGGGTTATATCTTGGAACGGTAAATGTAGATAATATAGACGACTTTGCAATAACAGCAAATGCATTCTATGTAAATGAGAATGTGAATACAATTCAATCAGCGGTTGATCAAGTATCGCAAGCAGACGTAATAAATATATCATCTGGTTCATATACTGAATCTGTTACAATAACAGATAAATTAAATATTGGTTTAACAGCACCAGCAACAGCTTCTACGATATGTGAAATATTAAATGGTGTTGTAATTGATGGAACAAGTGAATTAGTAAGATTATCTAATTTACAGATTAAAGGGGCTAATAGTAAGATTAATGGAGTTGGTCGTCACCGATTAAATAACATTGTATTTACAGGTTCAATCTCACAGACTAATAATATCGAAATCGGGAAATCATCATCAAAATTTATTACAATAAATAATTGTGAATTTGATAATTATTGTTCTTTAACTGTTTCAAATCTATTTACTTCAGTTATCTATTTTATAAATTGCAATTTTGTAGGGGCTACAATTACTTTATCTCAGCCGAGCTCAACACAAGTTATATTTAATAATTGTGCGGGCTTCGTATCATATCCGGCTAATGCAACTTATTACGGAATGAATGTGTTAACAACTGGTGTATCTAATTTAACAACAACAAATGTAAATGGTTCAACCCCTTCAAAAGTTTCAGTTACATCACAAGCCGATCATAGAATAGTTACAGCAACGGGTACAACTGATACATTACACGCAAATCAAACTTTGAAATGGGATGATTCTACATTACAATTATATCCTAATGCAAATCCTCTATATATTAAGAAACCTAATGCATCATCAATATTAATATCTGATACCTCAACAACAGGATCAGATAATAACGTATTAATTGGTATAGGTTCAAAATGTGGAGGAACTCGTGGTGTCATTATTGGTTCATCTTCTGGCAAAGCAACAAATGGAAATTATAACTTAGTTATAGGGTCATCTTCTTATAATTCAGCGACTTCTGCATCATCATCACAAGGTAATATATGTATCGGTAGTAATTCGATGAGAGCAAATATAACTTCAGCATCACAAAACACATCAGTTGGAGTCTATAACAATTTAGATGAACTGACAACAGGTTCATATAATACCGTCTTGGGTTCGGATTCATTAACAAAGATTACAACCCAAACAAACAACACAGTTTGTGGTGCAGGTAGTATGAACGCAGTAGGTCAGACATACTCAAATTGTTCAGTCTTGGGTGCTAATGTAAATGTAATATCCGGTAATAATCAAGTTCAATTAGGTGATTCGGCAACAACGGTTTATACGTACGCAACAGCTACAAGATCAGATGAGAGAGATAAGAATGAGATCATAGATTGTGAATTAGGTTTAAATTTTATAAATGAGCTTAAACCGAGACAATACAAATTCGATTATAGAGAAGATTATAGAATAATCAAATCTAATGGTGAATTTGAGACAACAGAGGAAGTATTAAATAAAGACGGAAGTAAAACGAGAAATCGTTATCACAATGGATTGATTGCGCAAGAAGTTAAAAAAACAATGGATAAATTAAATATCGATTTTGCAGGATATCAAGACTCAAAACATAATGGTGGCGATGATGTATTACATTTAAATTATAATGAATTTATTGCACCATTGATAAAAGCAGTTCAAGAATTATCACAAGAGAATAAAAATTTAAAAATAAGAATTGATTTATTAGAATCAATTAGTTAAAACACTTTCTAAATCTATTTCTAGATCTTTAATATCTTGTTTTAATAGAACTATATCAACTTGCTTTGTTTTTAGTTCATCTTTTAACTTTTTTAATATTATTTGTTTTTCATCATTTTCGTTTATAGGTTGTGTTCTGACATAAGATAACATCCCATCACATTTATGACATATAACATTAATAGTTTTATGCTCCCAACACTTGCATTTACAATTCATATAATATATATTAATATTATATTTATTTATTTATTTATTTTATAAAAATGATTTAAGAAAATAATCGTATATTATCGTATATTATAATGGATTATAAAAATGGTAAGATATATAAGATTACAGATATTGCATATACTAAAATGTATATCGGTTCAACATGCCAGCCATTGAGTAAACGATTTACTAATCATAAAAAAGATTATAAACTATGGAAGAATGGTAAAAGAGGAAAGTTCACATCATTTGACTTATTTGATGAATTTGGGATCGAAAATTGTAAAATTGAACTTATTGAAAATTATGAATGTAATTGCAAAGATGAATTATTAAAAAAAGAAGGGGAGCATATAAAAAATAACGATTGTGTTAATAAATTTATTCCATGTAGGACACCAAAAGAATATAGAGAAGCCAATAAAGATAAATTAAAAGAGTATAATAAAGAATATCAACAAGCCAATAAAGATAAGATATTAGAATATCAAAAAGAATATTATGTCGATAATAAAGATAAAATAAAAGAGTATAATAACGAATATAAACAAGCCAATAAAGAAAAAATAAAAGAGTATAATAAAGAATATCAACAAGCCAATAAAGAAAAAAAAGCAGAGTATAATAAAAAATATTATACTAAAAAGAAGCTAGCAAAGGCTCAACTATAATTTATTAGCAATAGTTAATATATAAACTTGCCGTTACGTTATTCGATGACTTTACTCTAGTATAGTTAGGACAACAAGCTAGGCTAAATCCAACATCACCGGAAGCCGATAGAGTAAAGGCGTATTGAGAGTCATAATAAGTGGTTCCATCTGAACTGAATTGGACTGTTAGTAAGGTCGATCCGTTACAATTTCCCATGAACGTTATATTTTTTATATTTTTATTTGATAAATCAACAGCAAGCGACACACCACCGGCTCCGGTTGCAGAACCAGACCATAAAACCCCCGAACCTCTACTGTTAACAACATTATAAATATTTGTTAAATCTGCATTAGTTACTGCTAATGATGTATTTTGAACTGCAACTTTTAAATTTCCATCGCCATCTTTTGGTAAATTAGATACTGTAACGGTACCACTTGAGGGGTTTATAGCAAACGATTTATAAATAGTTTGTAAAAAAAGTCTTTCACTTGTTATTGTATCATCATTTAATAAAACCAATCTGAAAAATTTTGCTTTACAATCTCTTTGATAATATAATGTACCTGTCGGAGTTGTTGATTGTGTTATAGCTTCTTGACTATCTGTACTGATACCATTTGAAGACCAAAACAATGTTAAAATAAATTTTACATCAGTATTTAATGAAATATTAATAGAACCATAATTTGAAACGTCTTCAAATCTACCTTCAAAGGTTGAACCATTTGTTATATTTAAATTAGAACTGTTAAATCTGCTAACCATCTATATAATATAATAATAGATTTTTTATATATTAAAATAAGATTCAAAATCATTAAAATAGGTAAGTGTTAATAATGTTATTAGATTATCTTGATCATTTAAATATTGTGATTTATTAGTTTTACTAAAAATTCTATTAAAATCATTGGGAAATAAACCCCTCATTTTAATAGCAAAAACTGACCATCTTCCACATGTTGAAACTTTTACGTCTTGTTTAGATTGATAATCTATTTTATTAAAATACAATTTTTTATTACTTTTTTTTAATAGATTAGTTAATAAAAACGGATAATTTTCCAAATCATAATTTACTAATCCTAATTTTAACGGCATATCAGGCATATATCCATATGAATCAAAAAAATAAATAGTATCAGTATTATAATCAATCCATATACTTACAAAATGACCACTTCCTTTATTAGAAACTTGATATAATAGAACTTGATAGGGACTATCACGAGGACATAAATCTTCAATACTATTATAATTTTTAAGGTCTGAATATTCAACAGGATATTTTTGAATTACATTATAGATATCTTGACCGGTCAGATCTAAGTATTTATATTTTTTAATTATATTTTCTATCATATAATATTATTAAATAAAAAAAAAATATTATAATCTTATAATATACAAATGGCTAATAAATACAAACTAGATAAAAAACAATTAAAAATAAAACAACTTCTGGAAGAGTATAACTCAACACAATATTTGTTAAAAAATTTAACACAAGAAAATCCACAAACAATCATATCAATAAATAATAGATTATCCTTTTTAAATAATGAAATAAATAAATTAGCATATTAAATTAATATATTAAATTATTATTCATAATCACTTTGTTTATCTGTATACTCGGATAATACTATTTCTTTTTCTTTTATTTCATCAATTCTATTATTTAATACTTGTAAGATATCTGTTGCCTTCTCGACAAATTCTAAAATATCATCTCTAACTTTTATAATACTTTCAATATCATCTAAATCTAAGTTTGATAAACTTTCAAAACTTTCCATTGCTATATAATATATAAATATATTTTTTTATATATTAAAATTTATTATTATATATATTTAATACTAATAATTATATATACTATAATAAAGAACATAAAATATATACGAATAATTATATTATATAACGTTATATAATACCTTTTTAGTATATAAATATAAAAAATAATTCAATATATAAATAAATAAATCATCTATATATAAATAATTATAAAATTAGTATATAAAATAAAGAAATAATAATATATAATTTATTCATTACTTATTTTTATATACTCTTGTGCAATATCTGAAGAATGTAATAGTCTTTTTGCAAATTCATTCTTTTGATTTATAGATTTTAATGATGAGTAAAAATCAGTTATGACAATAGACCTTATTAAATCAATATTTAATTCAAACCCTAATATATCTTTAGTTGCTTTACTGATTAATCTTAACATGCTTGTTTTATCTAAATTAATATCTTTATTGTTAGTAAATAAAAAGTCGCCGTTATCTATATTATTAATATCAATATATGTTTTTAAAAGGGCTTTTAAATCATCTGATATATTAAATTTTTGTTTTCCGTATGTTGTTGATGTCTTATAATTATTCCATACCATATAATCGGGTTCGGTTCCCTTCATTACAATATAATTATATTCATTGTTCATATTTTTTATTTTATTAATATTTATTAATTTTAATATATTCAAATCGTTTCTAGGTATTAAGTTATCTATGTTTCCAAAATAAAAATTTATAACTAATAAATATTTTAGTCTTTCTGGATCATTATCAATTTTATAATCATCAATCTTTTTTTTAATTTCTGATAAACTAATAAATTTATTTTCATCTTTTTTTTTTAATTTATTATTGGCTCTTCCATCATCTTCTTTCTTCTTTTCTCCATTCATTGCATCCCTATAACTTTTTATAATATTATCATATTCATTATTATTATTAAAATAAGTTAATAATTTTACGATAGGGCTTATATAGTCTTTAAAATTATTATATTTATCTTTTAATTTGTTTATTACTAAATCCGAATCTAATAGATAATCTATTTTAAAATCTGTTTTATCTAATAAACCTAATATCTTATTTATTTTAGAAATATAATTATTTACTGTTATTTGTCTATATTCATTTCCTTTTGGGGTCTTCATTTCTAAAAAGTAATCTTTTACACCTTTTAAAAAACTTTCTGGCTTTTCTTTCTTTTTTAAGAAACGTTTTTGTCTTTGAACCTCATTAATAAAAATCTTATCTTTTTTTGGCATTTATATATAATAACAATATATAAAATAAATATTCATTATTTTATATATTAATTTAATTTACAATATGAGCGGTAAAAATGGTAAAAATGATGAGGCTGTTTCTGCTACTTTTTTAGCTCCATCTAAAATATCATCAAAATCGCCACCTTTAGATTTAGGAATACTAGACATATCAAAACTACCAGCAGTATATGCTCCAGCTTTTTGCTTCATAGACTTTTTAATAGATTGTTTTTTAGGTTGTCTCATGGACTTTTTAACAGATGGGCTATTTTCTTTATACATCATTGATAATTCTTTCATTCTTTCTTTGGCTGGTAAATCACGAACAAGATCATAATTATTTTTTACAAATTGTGCAAAAGACATTTTATAATATATTATAGTATTATAAAATATTTTGAATATCAAATTTTAATTTAACGGCGTCTTGGTTTTTGAACTATAAGACCACCTGCACTCATTCCGCTACCAGATGAGCCGGCAAGATATCCGATTGCTTTTTTTCCTAGATCGCTTTGCATAAATTGTGCACCCTTTTTAACTAATTGATGTCCTTTGTGAAAGATGGAGCGAATAGAATCAAATAGACCCTTACCACTTTCTCCTGCTTGGACTTTAACGGTTTCTTGTGAAATTAAACCTTGATCAGATGCAACAACGGCTTCCGCTGGGGTTATAACAACATTATTAGTAACAAGGCGCCCTTCTTCAAGAATGACTTGACCGGCTGAAACAATAGTTACGAATAATCTCCAATTTACTTCATAAGTAGCAAGAACACCAAATTGATTAAGGTTAACACCATCATAATCAATATTTTGAATAGTAAACATAACACCAGATCCAACTTCACCGTCAAGAGTTGAAAGGTCATTTCCAATATCTACTGCAGGTCTTAAACATACAACATTACATACTTGACGCCATTGTTGATAAGACATATCAGAACCGGTATTATTCATTGTCATTTTCCAAAGATCATAAGAATCATAATTTGATAAAAATGATGAGCCCTTATTTCCCCATAGAACACTTACTTTATTTATTCTAGCATGAACATTAAGAACATTCAAATCTTGTGCTTGGGACATATCGGGGGATACTGAAAAATATACAAGTTTTGGTTGAACATTTACTTTTAATGAATCAGATGATACTTGTTGAGAATTCACCGTAGGTGCTGGTGTATTTTTAGTAACTGTTATAATATTATCATAATTATATATTGCTTCTGCTGGGATATCAACCTCGGCATTTGGTGTTAAATATCCGTAATGAAGATAAGCACCGGCAATATTTGCAGAAACATTCGCATCTGCTGATCCGCAAAATTCAAGTTTATGGTTAGAATCTGAAAAATTAATATTTAGTGAAAATTCGGTAACATTAGCTAGACCGACTGATCCAGAGTATCCTTTTCCAAATGGGGATACAATAAGAGGGATATAATGTTTAATATTTGTGCCTTCTACAATTGTGTTACAAGCACGAGATGTACCTGCATCAGAATTGAAATAAGTTGACAGAGGTTGATTATATTGTGAACAATTTGCAGTTCCATCTGGATATATAACTGGTGCAGAATCAAGTTGAGCTGGAAAGAATGAAGCAAGACTTTTAGCCTCTTGTTTAGAATAGAGGAAATCACCAAGATTAACAAGATCATTCATAGGGATTACGGATAATTTAGAATTATTAATTGTAAAGGCAAGTTCACTCATATTACGAAGGGCACCAAGAGAGCGAAAACAAATAGTTGGTCGTTCTTCTGCTGCGACATTTGTAAATAAATTTGTTGGAGTTGGTGCTATTCCCGTACCTTGTGCAAAAGATGAGTATTCAAGTTCTAAAATCATTAAAGAATTAAGAACCTGATTATCAGATGGGGATAATTGAGTTGTGAATTGAACATTGTTATTAGAAGCTCCATTTGCTGAGGTTCTATATGGTAATACGTTTTTAGGACCTAAAAGATTAAATTGAGATGGAGAATCTGAGACCATAAGTCTAGGATCTACGGATATTTTATTATCTACCGGCATTCTATATAATATAATAAAATATTTTTTTTTATTATATTAAATAATAGTTTTTATAGTTTTTATACTTTTATACTATTCTTGTAAATTGGAGTTTTAACGATATATTATTGTTTGGGGAAATATAAAATTTATATCTTTCTCCGTTTTTAAATTGATACCACATTGAATATTGTATTTGTTGTAATTTATTTGTTGATATCATTGAATAATTTCTAAGTAATACGGCACTATATAATAAAGAACCATCGTTATACATAGTAACAGGATCCGATGTATCTATATCAAATTCTGTAAAAATATTTAATGATCTTTGGTCACCTCCTGTTACATCACTAAAAATATCAAGGCTTGTTTCTAAAATTAATTTGTCTAATTGGTTGAGTTGATAAAGTGATAAATTGGTTTGTGTGATGTCTGTTATTCCTGAACCCGAAACTGATGGAGTTAATAATAGTTTATTTAATTGTTGTAAAGCTGGATCAGTTGATGGCGTGATTGAGAATTTAAAGAATTGATATAATTTTTTACCTAAATAAATGCCATAGTTAGTATTTGTAAATTCACTATCATAATATAAAGTCAGTAATCCATTTGATCGGTCTAATTCAAAAAATGGGGCATCTACTGAAATACTTGAATCGCTTCTTTTTATATTTTGTAAACAAGTATTTAAAGTTTCATTAATTGCTGAAACATAATCATTTAAACTATAAACTTGCAAATTAGGATTTCCGATCCCTACATTTAAGGATTCTGAAAATATCCATAAATTATTACTTAATGCCGTTGTATATCTTGGTATCAAATTATTACTATCGAAAAATACAAGTTGTGCAGTATCATCAGTTGCACATAAAACTAAATTATTTGTGGCATTTCTTGATAATGCATTTAAATGAGTATCTCTAAATTCAAAAGTATTTGTGATATTAAATGTAGTTGACGTTAAATCTATTTGTAAAAGTCTTGAAACATACTGAATATATCCTAAAGAAATAACACCACCGGTAGCAATTGGTATATTATCTATTTGATTAAGAGTTTTATCATATATGTTTACACCTGAATCATAAGAAACTAATATTTGACGATTTGGAACATCAAAAGTCATATTATTATTAATATTAATTTGTTTTTGTTTTATTGCCGTTCCTTCTGTAAGACTTAATTGATATAAATTGGTTTGAGGTGCTCCAGCATTATAAATATTTTTATTTGGAATCAATAAATAGCCATAAAATTTCTGACTAGAATCATTAATAAAGACTTCTTGATTTATAATTGAAGTCCCTGTTACAATTCCCGTATAAACTATACCATCATTATTTCCTAAGGTATAATAAACAACATTGTTTCTATATTGGTCAAAAGTCATACCGCTAATTAAATTTGGTATTGATGCCATTTGTGTCCATGTAATACCTGTCATATCTATATATGGTTCTGTTTCTAAAAATGTAGGAGCGCCAGAAGTTACATACATTTGAACACTTGGTGACGCTGTTGAATAAGTTGTTGATGTTAAAAGATACATAAGATTATTAAATGGATTTACAATAAGTTGAAATGGGTTTGCATCATATGGATATTCTGGATATTCTGTGGGAAATGCAAATATACCACTCATCACTACACGCCATACATTATCTGCTTCTTGTGCTTGTAAATCAATAAACATATTTGATGTTTGATTTCCTCTAAGTGATAACCCTAAATTAATAATACTATCTCCATTAAATATGTTCGTAATAAAGAAAGGTCTGTCACCTTCATATGTCGCATATGGTCCAAATCCAGTATTTAATGTAAATAATTCTGGTATAGTGGCTGTTGCTACTTGAACATCAGTTTCAGTACCCGAAGTAGTAATTCCTGTTCCAAATATATAAGTTTGAGAAGGAGCTATTGATATTAAAGCTAACATTGTAGTAGGAGATAGGGTTTGTGATTGTTTAGTATTATAATTATAAATATCTAGATTTGCGTCAAAATTAGTACTCGCATATGTTGGCGATGTATTTAATAATAATGATGGTTGATAATCATCTTCTGTAATATAAATAAAACCATTTAAATTATCTACTGCAATGTCTTCTATTCTTTTTACATTTTCTAAAGTAAAATCATTAATCGGGGTTAAAGTTGAATACATATAAGTAGTTATTTGATTTCCATTATAAGCAATTACAAGAGATACTCCATCAGTTGAAACTGCATTACAATTATTAAATTGTTCATTATGTGCATTAACTCTTATAGAACGGGTAGGAAATATATTGTCATTTTCATTATCCCATTGATACATATTTACAATTCCATTTCCTCCATTTTCACAAGTTATTAAAGTATCTTTATAAAAATATGCATTTGTTAAATTTGACACTGTATATTCAGCTATATAAGTTCCTAGAGGGTCAGTATCAAAAGCATATATTCTTTGAGAATTCACACCATAAAAAATAGAATTTATTGAATCATAAAATGCATATAATAAAATTTCTGAGGGTGTAAATGATGATACGGGTACATTATAATTTGTAAATAATTGAATTGTATTTGTTGCAGTGTCTAGATTACACACTATATCTCCCGTGACTATTGGATTTTCTGTATTTTCTATTGCATAGGCTATTTTACCGATTTGAGTAGGATTTTGTAAATTAATAACATTTTGGTAATAATGTGAATCCAAAACATTATAACCGTTATCAAAGCTTGCTATTTGAACTAAATTATAATAAATACTTCCTAATTGTGTGGATGAGTCATAAACACATGCTGTTAACCCTGAAAATGGAGCTCCTGTGTTATCTTTAGTTATTGTATGTACTAAATTAAATTGATTATTTTGATATGTCATCACAGAAATTGTATCAGAATCACAAACAAATATTAAATCATTTTTTGCTATTGATAAATGCTGTATATCTGTAAATGAATAAGATTCTAATAATTCACCTGTTGGATCATATGCAAATAAATTTGTTGATGTCGCTACATATATATTTTCTGTAGAATCAGAAACAACAAATAAACAACCTGTCGGAGAATTGGAGAGCTCAATAGTTTGCAAAGATGTTAAAACAGAACCATTATTTGTATATGTATATGTATAAACAACATCTCCATCTAATGTAAATAATATATTTTTTTGTTGTTCTGAACTTCCTATTTGTGGCACTAATTCAATATCAGAAATACCATTATATTTAAGGGCTACTTCCCATTGATTAAATGGGATATTGAAACCGACAGGAACCGTTGATAAATCGCTAATTTTAAATTTGTTAACTGCAACTGAATAATTATTTTGAGAATCTAACAAGGCAGGATTTAGAGATGTTAAATATTGAGAATCTAAATTTTTAGTTGTGTTATTATAATGAATATTTTGATAATAAATATAATCGTGATCTGTCATATATATTATATAATTATAATTTTTTTATAATATATTTATATTAGATTCTCTAACTGCATAAGAGGGGTAAACCTTATTTATACTTACAAATCTACTATTAGATCCTAATTCTTCTATTTTATCCTTCGTCAATCCTAAATATTCTTTGCAAGTCTTTTCAAATGGCATATATGATGACTTTGGGAAAAATATATAAACTTCACTATTTAATAATACATCTCTTGACTTTGTATAATTTCTCGGTTGTTGTTCAATACATATTGTTGAAATATTTTTATGTCTTCCTATTGATAGACATTGAGTTCGTAATTTTAAATAAAGTTTTGCAGTTTTATCAGGAAAACTTAAAATATCATCAAATATGCAAACTGAATCGGGCATTAATAAATCATAAATATTTAAATCTCTATTTTGTGATAATATATCTTCTATATCAACACGTAATAGATTTTTTATTTTTGTATAATCTTCATCTTCTATTGCACTAAATAGATATATTTGCGGTGATTTTTTAAATGTTGTTTCTAATATTCTTTCACATAAATATGTTTTTCCTGATCCTGTTGATCCAGATATAAAAATTCTAATTGATTTTTTTTTTTTTAAATCAAAAAATGGTATTAATTTATCTTCTGTTTTGTATTCTTTATTACCTTCTTCATCTTTATCATTTAAATATACATATTTTTTTGTTTTCAAAGAATATGCAATTGGAACATTATTTTTAGTTTCTCTCTTTTCAATACTCATATATAATATAATAATCTATAAAATTTATTTATAATATTATTATATATATGGTTTTAAAAAAGAAGAATCAAAAAAAGATTACATCAAAAAGTCCGAAAAAAATAGATGATTTACTTAAAAAATATCTTAAAAAGAGAAAGACAAAAGAGGTTTCAAAAGCAAAAGAAACATTAAAAAAAGAGGTAGCAAAAAAAGAAGCCTTAAAACAACTTAGAGATATCGAAGAACAAAAAGGGAAATTATCTGAAGAAAGAATGATAGGTGAGCAACGTAAAATGGATTTATTAAAATTTTATCGTTCTGAATATCCTAAATTATCTTTATCTAAATTAAAAGATGTTATTTTAAGTGAAACTGGAATTTTTATCCCTAAAGCAGAAGTAGATTCTACTTCTGAAGCAGATATGAAAAAATTGGCAAAAGAAATTAAAAAGAAAGAGGAGGCTAAAGAAAAAAAGTTAAAAAGAGATGAAGAAAAGACAAGATTAAAATTAGAAAAAGATAAAGAGAGAGAAGAAAAGGAAAAGGAAAAATTAGATGAAGAAATAAGAGTAAGGATAGAAAAGGAAAAACTAAAGAAAAAAGGAACAGATGAAGCAAAAAAAGAAGCAAAAAAAAAAAAAGCTGAAGAAGAAAAACTAAAAGCTGAAGAAGAAAAACTAAAAGCTGAAGAAGAAAAACTAAAAGCTGAAAAAGAAAAAATGAAAGCCGAAAAAGAAAAAGCGGAAAAAGAATTTAAAAAGATGGAATTAAAAGCTGAAGAATTAGAGAAAAAAGAAAAAACTTTTAAGGAAAACAAAATTAAAAGAGAAGAGGCTAATAAATTGAAGAGAGGAGCATTAAAGGTTAAAGCTGAAGAATTTGAAGAACTAAGAAAGGAACAATTAGGAAAGAAAAAAGATGCCCTTTTTGCAAAAAAAGAAAAAGAAAGAGAATCTAAACTAACCATGGAAAAAGATAGATTAGAAAGTTTACAAACTAAATTATTCAGGGCTGCTTTTATGGCGACACCTGTAGATGATTCTAGTGCTAAATTTTATAAAGATACATTTGGTTTTGATGATGATACTAGAAAAAAATTTAAATCACAGAACACAAAAGATTTAATCGAATTAAAAAAATATTTTGAATCTATTGGTAAGGAATTTGATAAAGATATGTTAGAGGATGATGGTGAAATGAATAAATTATCGGGATTTTTATTTGATGAATTAACAAAACAAGATGAAAAAATAAAAGCATCAAGACCGCTCGAACGTGAAGATTTTGAAAAGACACCAGAATATGAAGCTTTAATTGCAGAATATTCAAAACCTACAACTAAGGCAGAACAGGAAAATTTAGATGCAATTAAAAAATTAGATGATAAATTAAGTATTGTTAGAAAAGAGTTAGGCAAGGATTTTATGGATGAAGCATTAAAGAAGTTTTTATCGTTATCTAAAAAAACAAAATCATCTTCTGAAGTTGATAAATTTATTACAAAATTAGTTACAGAAAAATATGGTTATACTGAAGAACAAGATCCGACATCCTTTAAAGAAGATTATGATCTTATTAGAGATGGATTATTTTTTTTGAAAGAGGCAAAAGAAAAAGCAGAGATGTTTAAAAAATATAAGAAAGAATCAGAAGGCGAAGATGAAGGCAAAGATGAAGACGATGCTGAAGATTTATCAGAAAAAGAGAAAGAGGCTGAAGCAAAACTAAAAGCTGAGGAATTAAAAAAAATTGCAGATGATACAAGAAAAGGATTAGAACCTAAAAAAGCAGAAGAACCTAAAAAAGCAGAAGATGATGATGTAGGTAAAAAAATTGGAGATGCTATGAGAAAAGCATTAGGTATGAAAGTAGAAGAAGAGAAAAAAGTAGAAGAACCAAAAGGTGCCGAAATGAAAGACTTACAAACAGAGGTGAAAAAAGAAGTCGAAGAAGCTAAAAAAGAAGAACCAGAAGAAGCAGAAGAAGCAGAAGAGCCTAAAAAAGCAGAAAAAGCAAAAGAACCAGAAAAAGCAGAAAAAGCAAAAGAACCAGAAAAAGCAGAAGAGCCTAAAGGTGATGATAAAAAAGAAGGTTCAGGGCTTTTTAAATTATCTAATTTATTAATACATCCTAATCATATAACATTAAAAGGAGGCAAATATAAACTTAATAATAAGGGTAAACAACATGCTAAATTATTAATGAAGGTATTTAAAACAATACCCCGTCGTGTTGGTCATATTATCGGGTTATCATTCTTAAACAAATTTGCTAAAGATAATGCTAAAGGTGGGAAACTTAAAAGAAAACAAAGAGTTAAAAAACAAAAAGTTAATAAAATAAGAAAAGAAAAAGTTAATAAAATAAATCATAATTATGATATGTGGTTTATATAAATAAGTTAACTATATTACTAATTTAAAAAAATCATTTTGTAATTGTTTTTTTTTTATTTCTATTTCATCATCTGAATTTATTATTATTTCATCATCTGAATTTGCAGAAATTGTATCATTATCTGAACTTTCGGATGATGTATCATTATCTGAACTTTCAGATGATGAATTTTTTATTGTTTCATCATCTGAAATTTCATTATTTATTAAGGTTTCTCTTTTTTTTTGTTCTTCTTCTCGTTCTTGTTTTTGCTGTTTTAATAGTTTAATAAAATTTATATATTTTAGATCTAATTCATTATATTTAGGTGAAAAATATTTTATTTGCCCTTCTTTTTTTTTTAAATATGATAATCTGGCTATTTCTCCTTTCCTTCTTTTTAATTTTATTTTTTTTTCATCTTCAGTCATTAAATTATATAATATATATTTATATAATTTATAATCTTATTATATAATGAGTAAAGCAGAAAAAGATGCAGTAAAAAAAATGACACCATCAGCATATCGATCTATGTTAATGGGTAAATTAAATATGACAGAAAAGACACCAAAGAAAACAAAAGATTTGAAGAGATGGAAAGACGAGAAATGGCTAAATCTAACAAGCACTTTTATTACTGATAAAGATAAAGAATATGCTTGCGGAACTAAAGGTAAAAAACAAAAAAAAGACAAAGGGTTAAAGTCTGTCTGCCGTCCGAAAAAGAAAGTTAATAAAAACACACCACAACCGCTTGCATATGATTTATCAGAGAAACAGATACGAAAGGCAATTAAGATAAAGAATGAAGGAAAACGTATAAAAAACTGGTCTAAATTATGAATTTATTTACATTTCTTACATATATCAGTTTTTGTAGGTTTTCTTTTTTTAAATACTTTATCACATTTAACACATATATATTCATTATCTTCTAATATCCAGCCATCCTTTAAATAACCCAATCCCTTAGTTAATTTAGACAATGGTAAATTATCTAATTCATCCGGTTCATTATCATCTGATATTTTTGTCAATGCTAAATTCTCATCATTTGCTACAATTCTAAGTTCCTGTGTTTTTTGGGGATTATTATTTTTATGTCTCATATATTTTTATATATATAATATTAATTTATTTATTATTTTTTAATTTTGTTTTTTTAATTAATTCTTCATTTTTTTTAAAAAGAGTTATAATTGTTTTTAATTTTGTTTTCTCAATATCTTTTATTTTATTTAGATCATCAAATTGTTTCATAAATGATTTATCTTTTTTTAATTTTGGTTCATTCTCTAATTCCTCTTTTAAACCCTCTAATTCATCATCTATTTTTGCTATAATTCCTCTTTGTTTACCTCTTGCTCTTGCTAATTTTAATTCTTCTTTACCTGATAAAATCTTTTCATCCTTCTTAACTTCTAATTTCTTTTTAAATTTATCATATTCAATAACCTTTGTTGGTCGTTGTTTTGCTTCTACATTTCCCTCTTCATCAAATTGAATATGTTTTTCAATTAGCTTTATTAATTCTGATTTTCTTAAATTATGATAGTTTTTAATAATATTTTCATCATTATAAACTCTTATAATTTGAATTAATTCTGCCCGTGTGTGTTTTGATAACTCTTTCATATATAATATATATTTATAATTTATAATATTATTAATTGTTATATATTATATGATTAAAGCAGAAATAGAAGCTGTTAAAAAACTGGTCTAAATTATAATATGTAAATATATTATATAAATGAATGATTACTATTTGGAAAAATCTAATAGAAAAGATAAAAAATATATGGTTCATTATATTAAGGATGGCAAATTGCGCACTATTCACTTCGGCGCGTCTGGCTATGACGATTTTATAATTAGTAAAGGAAATGAAGATAAAAAAAAGAATTATATAAAAAGGCATTCAAAGGAAGACTGGTCAGATTTAGAGAAGGCTGGGACATTTGCTAGATTTTTGCTTTGGAACAAGAAGACTCTTAGGGATAGTATTAAAGATATGGAGGAAAGATTTAATATTAAAATAAGACTTATTGAATAAACTATTATAGGGATATATATTAATAATTTTTAATTAAAACCTCTTTAACAAATTCAGTATTGCTTTTTAAAGATTGTTGAACTTTAAAAGTTTTAAATTTAAATCCTTTGTATAACTTTCTAATATATGGAATATCATTGTGAGATAATAAGAATTTACCTTTAATATTTCTTAAAGTTTCTGCAAGTAGTTCATGATTTATATTACCAGTTTCATAATCACCTGAAAATGTATCATAGTATGGTGGGTCTAAATAAAAGAAAGTAGTGGGGCTGTCATATTTATTAATAGTATCTATAAAATCTGATTTTATGATTTTAATGTGTTTAAGTTTGTCTTTTATTAAATCAACTTTCTTTTTGAATTGTTTACCAGTAGTTCGACCTTCTTTTATATATGTTTGTTGTCTCCCGAAAAAAGAATTATAACTTAGATACAAATATTGATATAATCTAATCTTAGAATCTTTAGACTTTCCAAAATTATTTTTTATTTCTTTAAATTTCTTTCTAGATGGTCTAAAGTTAAATTCGTTAATATCCCTACTACTAACTTTTTTTATGTCACTAAAAACATTAATAATATTTGTATCTGTATCCGCACCAATCATTGTTTTGACGATAGGAGCATTTAATATTATATTACCAGCCCCCACAAATGGCTCAACATATATATCATAAGTATCAATAGGGGGGAAGTATTTCAATATTTTTTTTACAGAGCGTGATTTACCGCCCACTCTTGAGAAAGGGGCTCTTAATATTTTACTCATATATTATAGGGATATATTTAATTCAAATGCTTTTTTATTTTTATTTTTAAGTTGATTTATTTGATTTTTTTAAGTTACATTTAGAACATAAAACTTGCAATTCAGCATTTTTTTTATGATATCGTTTCCATTCTTTTTTAAATTCATAATCTTCCTTTTTAAATTTAGAATTATTAGTTTTTTTACAATCATCAAATGTATTTGGTATATTTAATTTATCTTTAAGAAATATCGAAGATAAACTTGAAAATGGTTTTATATGATCAATGTGAAATTCACAATCATTATTAATTTTGCACATATTACATGTTAAGTTAGAATTATTTCTAAATTTTAATATTTGTTTTCTAACTGAATATCTCATAGCCCTTAATAATAGATTGTTATTAATTAAATTGCAACAATGAATATAACTAATATCAACTATTGAATCATCTATTCTTGTTATATTTAATTCAAATGCTTTTTTATTCATTTTATTTTGTTTAATAATAAAGTTTTTAATTCCTAGTCCTTTTTTTACTTCATATTCTGAATGTCTTTTTATTAATTCATTAAAAAAATTAAAATGTTCATTATCTTTAGTTATAATCCCTAAGCCTATTTTTTTTATTATATTTTTAGTGTATTCTTGTAATTGGATCTTATTTTTAAACATAATATTATCTATTTCAATCATTATAATATAACATTAGATATTATTTATTTCTTATATGAATTAAATAATATTTATATAATTAAGTCTTTTTTTTGTTTAAGTTTTTCTTGATATCGTTTATTATATTCTTTTTTCTTTGCTTTTTGTTCATCTGTTAATTTAGATTCTCTTTTTGGTTTATCTGCAGTTTTCTTTTGATAATATTGTTTTGAATATTCTTTTAATTTTCTTTTATAATCTTCATTATCTTTATTTGCTTCATACCATTTTTTATAAGATTCTTTAATAGCATCTTTATGTTGATCTCTGTATAATTTGCAATATTGATTATATGCATCTTTAAGATTATCCATTATATTATAATATTAGATATTATTTAATTCTTATATAAATTAAATAATTTTATAAAAAATAGATTTTTATATTAAATAATTCTTTTAACGAGTTTTTTTGTTTCTGGCTCTGGTTGTTCTATTTTTTGCTCTGGTTCCGGTTGTTCTGTTTTTATTTTAATACCTTTAAAATATCTATAGCCCATTGACATGTAATTATCTACGCCATTTGATTTTAATGCTTTAATAAATAATGGTATTGATATCTTAGTGTCTGAATGATCATCATAATGCTCTTTTAGTGTTGTTGATTTAATTTTATCTTTTTTATCCCCTGTAATTTCAATAAATGCATCTAAATAAACTTTGACGGGGTTATTTTCAACGAAATATTCAGATGTATCTTCTTTGACTTTTTGTGGCATTTCAATTGTTTTTAATTTTACGGATTTAATTCTATCTAATAATATTAATAAATACTCTCTTGCATATTTTATATTACTTTCAAATTTAGGTTTAATTGTAATATCTTTTTTTCTTTCATCTGATTTAGTTGGATTATCAACAAATTGAAACGGATGATCAATAACTTTTAATCTTCTCATTAATCCACCATCAATCTTTTTAATATTGGGTTTATCATTACAAAGAATAAATGGCGTAAAAAATGGAGTAAATGATATATTAGATTTAAATAAGGCTCTTGTTGTTATTACATCTCCACCAGTAATTAATTTTAAGAATGCAACATTTAAAGATGTTTCTTTGCCAATGTCATTTGTTTCAGATGGTTCAGATATTAAAAGAGTTCTTGCTCCTTTCGTTTCTGAAAGTGTTGAATTTGCCGATCCCTGTTTAAATTCACTTGTTAAAAATGTATTTTCAGTTGTTTTAATATAATCTCCTAATGCTTTCATTTCTAGTTTTGTTAATAAACCCTTTCCGTTACCACCTCTTCCGGTTTGAATAACACACATCTCCTCAGTATTTCCAAATAAAGATTTTGATTTTAAATCTAAATAATAATTAACTATTGTATCATCTTCATAAATTGATTGTAATATATCTAAAATATCTTTTCTAATTTCTGGATCTGATTCATCATAATTATATTTTGTTGTTTTACATATATAATCATCTTTTTTAATATCTCTTATTTCAAATGTTTTAGTATCATATACTTTATCAGAAAAAGCGATTAAATTTGAATTATTATCTAATTTATCATCTATGTCTAATGATGTGTATAGTTCTTTCAAATATTTTAATATTCCATTAACATATCCACTATTATTAATATCTTTTAAAAGTTTAGTAATATGTTTTGTGTGTTTTGTATATGATGGAGAATTTGGCATTAAAGCATTTCTTAAAGGGATAATATAATTTTGTAATGTTTCTGAAATATTATTAATTATTCCGCTTGGAAAGTCATTATCATATGCCTCTAATACATTATATTTATTATATGAATACCAACCAGTTTTAATAGAATAAATATATTTATTATGTTTTAATTTATAATAAATATCTGCACAGTGTTTATGTGATATTGTTTCTAATCCATCATAAAATATTTGAAAATCTTCAAGAGGATCATTTAATTGTTCCTTAATATTAATATCTTTTACTTCTAAAAAATCATCATCCATTGATTTTGAAACATATTTAAGTTCATAACCAAATTCATTTTTTATTATATCTTCAAATTCTTTTAACATACAATCTTCATAATTTGATATCTCGATCATAATACCATCATAACATAATACTGCCGATTTTTTAACTATATAACCTTTTTTAATACAATATTTATAAATTGTTTCTAAAATTCTATTTTCTATTTCTTGGCACCAAATAGCAATAACAGATGCCCTTTCATTGTATTCATATTTATTTTGTTTATGCTTACTTTTCATTATTTCTGCTAGGATATCTTCATTATTATCTTCAATCTCTTTTCCATATCTATTTCTATCTTCAATAAAATCTAATATAAATTGTGTCGGTTCTGTTTTTAAATCTAATTTAACACATTTTAACCAAGTTTCAAATGATCCAAAATATAATAATATAATAAATAATAATTTGGCGTTATCTTTATTCACATTATATATATCCATTATTTCTTTTAATATTGCATCTCTATTTTTAACATAATATTCTAATTTAGAACATTCAATATTATGATATTTACAAGTCTGATATATAATTTCTGGATGTGCATTTGATGCATCAATATCTTTATATAAATGTCGAGCAATTGATTTTCTAACTTGACGTCTAATTGTACACAAAGATAATGACTTGACAGGATATACTCTACCAAAACTATATCCAGTAGCCCTTTTATATTTAACCGGTACTAATCCATATTTAATTTTATTGTCTTTACATTCATTAATGATGTCAGTTGATAATTCTAAATAATGTTGTATCTGTTCTGCTTCTGTTTTAAACACTTTTTCAATATGTTTATGAGGTGTTTCTAATAATAAATCACTATTATAAAGTTTGACTGCTTCAGTCTTATCAAAAACCTCATATAATTTGATACCATCTAAGGATGATTTTACTGCTTTTAAAGTAATTGGAAACATTTATATAATATATAAATAGATTATTAATTTATTCTTAAATATATTAAATAATTTTTAATTAAAAAAAGTTTTTTATAGGTTTTTTATTTATAGGTGGATTGAAATTTACAACAACTACTAATAAAAAGGATATATAGATGATAAATAGAGGGTTTGTAGGGGTAGTAACAGGAATTTACAACTCT